GTAATAGAATCCATAGCCATATTCTTTAAAGTATGGTTTTAGGGTTTCATAACTTGGGTTTTCTTTAAAAATAACAGTAATGTTTATGCCTGGTTTAAATGTGCTAGGGTATGAGATTGCATCTTCTTCTGTTTCTTCTTTTAAAACACCTTCAGTAATAGTATCTGTCCAATTTCTAAACATCATATTACCTTTTTCATACGCTTCACGTTCTATTTCAGGTAAATCTCCCTCTTCGTTTGTGTTTTGGGTTGTAATATTTTGCAATTTACCATCACAATTTTGTTCATGGTGGATCATTTCATGCGCAAATGAACGCATAACATCTTTAGGATGACGATCCATAGTATAAAGTACTATAATGCGATTATTCGGGTCATAGTATGCTGTTTTACCAAAGAAATTTTTAGCATTTTCAGCATCATCATCAACAAATTTTACTTTTGGTAAAGGACGAACATTCATACCCTTACTTAACATATGTTGGATTAAAGAAGATAACATTGTAGGGTAGCTAAATTTGCTTGGTTCAGCATACATTACTTCTTCAATAGGTGTTTTGGTTAAAATAGACCAAACTTTATCTTTTTCTTCTTGTGATAGTTCTGTTGGAAGATAGTTTTGAAATCTTTCTTTATCTCCACTAATTAAAGCCGCACGTGTATTAGTTCCACTAATTCTATTCTCACTTTCTTCTGATTTGATAACTAGGGGTTGAAAATTTTCATATTTTCCCTCCATGCTGTTAAAACGTTTTAAATCACCTAAATCCATTTCACCTCTAATTCCTACCACAGGGTAAAACATGGTGTCCGGATTATTTTTAATTAATGAACCTACATCTGATATTGGGGAAGGATTATCTGCTAATTTGATTTCAACGTTTGAAGGGAGATATTTTTTATAAATGTTCCAAATAGCTAAACTTTCATCTTTTGTTACACCATCTCTATCTTTATGTCCTATTAAAACAAGTACTTTATCAATATTTGGATTTTTAGCTACTTCATCTACTAAATAAAAATGACCTAATGTAGGTGGTTTAAAACCACCAGGTACTAAAGCAATACCTTTCTGAGATTGCTCTAATATGGGTTTAATAAGTGATTCAACTAATTTATTCATTTATAAATTGATTTACTTTTTGTTTAGCAACATCAAATGTATCAAATTCTTGTTCTATATTTAATAGTGCTTTAATTTCTTGATTTGTTTTTTCTTTATCTGCTTTTGATTTTGCTAACTCTTCAGGTGTTTTAGGTTTACCTTGAGGCATAGGAAACAATTGTTGAATTTGTTCAGGATCAAAAGATTTATCAACATCTTCAGGATCGTTATTTACTACAACAATATTATTTCCAAATGCTTGTCTATATGTTTCAATATTTGAAACTAAACCTTGCCAACTTTTTAACACAGCTATTGTAGGTAAACTTCTACCACGTTCAGTATTTCGTTTTAAAGAAGTCATAGGAGAAACATAAATCATTATCATAAATGTTTTATATCCTCTTGCTTCTAGTTCTTGTTTTTTCTTTAACAATGGTTTAGAAGCAGCTCCTGTACCATCAATTACGATATTTTGTAAGGTATCTATTGATTGGATTTCTTTTTCTTTAGTTGTAGCTCGGGCTTTACCCATTAATTTAGCCGCAGTAGATAATTCTTCAGGAGACATTGAAGCAAAATCTCCTTTGCCTAGTTCTTTTTTTAAAAGTTCTTCATAATCCTCATCTACATTTATCATTGTAAAACCTTTAATACCTAATTTGTTTAGAGTAAAAGTTTTACCAGCACCCGCAGGTCCTGCCATAAAAATGGCTTTAGGTGAGGATTGTACTTCCTTTAACAGTTGAACTAAACTTATCATACTTATACATATTATGAATTTCGCTTAACTGATGTTCTAAATTCTGTAAATATAGGGGAATGTGTTGGGTTTTCTAGATCAAATAAACGTTTTACTGTTTTAAAAATATCAAGATTTTCTTCAAATGTTCGAGTTGATTCAACTATTTCCCATCCTTTACCTTGCATTTTACCTTTTGCGGCTTTACGCTTAGAAGATTTAAGCCATAATATACCGTAACGATCAATTTTCTTTCCAAAACATTCCTCGTAACATTGACCATAAACTGCTGTTTGTAATTCATATGTTAATTGTAAATGATTGGACGTTTTAAGATCTAACAACCAAATTTCACCATTAATTTCTACAATCAAATCACAGGTACCTGCTATTTCTAATACATCTGAAAATAAATGTACTTCAGTTTCAATTAATGTTGGTTTAAATTCTTCCCAAAATTCTACAAAACGTAAAAACATTTGCCATACATCAGGGTTATATTGTGGTTTACCTGAGGTAGATAGAAAGTTTAATTCGGCTCCATTTAAATATTCTTCACACAATTCGTGCACTTGAGTACCTTCTTCAGCTGCTTTTTTAACAATATGTTCAGAAGCAAATCCTACTTGTTTAAGCCAATTTTCAAAAAATTTTCCTTTAGGATAATATGATAAAACATATGTTACAGATGGATAATATTTTCCATTTCGCCTATAATATCTAGAATCTGGGAGGGTTATTTGTTGTGCATCTTCAGAAATTTCTAAAATTCTGTTATAAGATTTTTTAACATTTCTTTTTTTCATATTAAAGATAATTTTTTCTCCATAAGTTTATACTGCGTTAAAGGAGAAACAGTTTGTATAAGTTTTGTAAAATGTTCAAATCCCATTTCACTCGGGTCTTTCCCTTGAAGTTCAACCAGGTAAACTTCCTTACCAATATCTAAAAGCTGTTCACAAAAGCCAAGGGCTTGTTTTATTGCATCGTTATCTAAAGCAATATATATTTTTTGTACTTTTGATTCAACTAACTTTTTCATTAAAGATGATTGGATATTTTTTCCAAATAATGGTATAACATTTCGTTTTATAGCTAAAGCATCAAATGGACCTTCACATAGTATAATAGGCAAATCCCAATTAACAAACAATTCAAACGCGATTATATCACGAGATACTTCAGGGTTACGGTATTTGACATAAGGATCTTTTTCAAATGATCTCGCGGTAAAATAATTTAATTTACCGTTACAATCATATGAAGGTATAACTATCATATTAGCATATGTACCTGAAGTGCAGTAGCCTATATTATATTTTAAAATATCTGTTTTTAATATATTTCGTTTTTTTAAATAAGATAAAGCATGTCTAGCTGTAATATCTTGGTTGTTAAGAAATGTTTTAAATTCTTTTGGGAGTTCAAGTAAGGTGTGTTTTATTTCTCCTATATCATCAGAAGAAATATTTTTAACTAGTTTACTTAATTCTTGAAAATAACTAGCATCAACTTGGATTTGTTTAAATAAACTTCGAACTGTTTTTCCCCTTTTACCACACGTCCAACAGTTCCAAGGATTATTTCCTTCTTTGTTTTCAGTAAAATTAACTTCTAATTTAGGTTTATGGTGGTGACAAAAGGGACAAGTATAAGCTTGATTACCTCTAGCGGTACGTTTACCTGATCCTAAAACAGAATTAACTAGATTGACTAATAGTTCATTTACCATACTTTAAAAGTACGAATTTAATCTATAGAAGCAAAATCTTTTGTGTAAAATTTACCTAAAATATTATCATTTAGCCATTCCTCTGGTTTTTCTAAAACTTCATATTTAAACAAATACTTACATTCATAATATGTAAGAAGTTTTTTGTTTGGAGCTAAACATAATATTTTGCGCATAAAATCTTTTTGTTTACCCTGTTTTATAAGTTCAACTATAGGTTTAGCAGAACCGTAATATGTTTTCCAATCAGATTCTTTTTGAATAGTTGTAGTTAAAGATTTACGCCCTCTAGTTGTAGGCTGTTCAGCTAATTCTTTTTTAGTTAATTTTTTCTTTACATTATGATATAAAGATTTTTTACCTAAATATGTTTTGCCTGATGGTTCATGTACTGTAATATAAATAAATCCAAATGTTCCTTCAGGGAAATCCTCTATGGATTCTATCCTTTT